AAGAGCCTGAATGTCAGTATCATTATTAGCATACAAAGTATTTGTTCTAAGGTATCTAAACTTGTCTTGAGAGATGTTAAAATCATAATTATCAGGAACTATTTTGTTGGTTGACATTCTAACTGTGCTTAACTCAGGAGGAAAACCGCCTGTTCCAACAAAACCTGTTGAAATATTGTATCTTGATACTATAGGAATGTTTGAACCTGAGCCAAATATAACCAAGTTAGATAATAAAGGTCCGATAAAACTTCCGTTAGTATATCTGTATTGACTATGTATGGTTTTACCTGCTTCAAAATCATTAGTTACAACAACTTCTACTATGTTTAGAGTTTCGGTTAAACAACAGTCAGCTAACACAGATACAACCATATCTCCCGTATATGTAATGGTTATTTCAGCAGTTTCTTCTGTGATTAAATTCTTATCAAAAAAGATACTTCCCGGCACCGATGTAGCTCCTGAGCTTGTGATAACTCCATTGTAATTGACTTCAATTTCAAACGTAGCTGAAGGCTCTATAGATGCAAAGGACCAACTTACTTCACTTACACCTACCACAGCTCCTAAATCTACACAATACTTAAATGTTTTTGAAACTTCTGTATCAATAGATAATGTAAATGTTTGAGTAATACCACAATCTAAACATTGAGGATTAGACGGAAGCAACACATCATTTGAGCTTAATACATATTCATTCATGTAAGGGTCAAATCCTCCAAGTTTTTGGGTATTAAATGATTCATTAAAAGTATCTCTAAACCAAGTCCTCATATTTTGCTGAGAGATAACTCCTAATTGGTCGCTTTGACTAGAATTTCCTTTTAATTGAATAACAGCCCCTCTTTTAGCATCCGTAAAGAATCTGTCTGACCCCCATTGAACATAGCTTTCGGGATTAAAACTTATACCATACTTATCAGTACGGGCTATTTGAGTTCCTAGTACCTCAGGTGTCGCTGTAATAATATTACCTGCACTTGCGTCAGATAATAAGTTTTTACCTGCTAAAACGTAAGATATTTTGTCCTCTTGAAGTACTAATACATCAGTCTCTCTACCATCTAATACTTGAATTTCTCCAAAAGAAACTTCACAATTTTTAAAATTAGAAAGACCCTTGTTAAATTCATTTAATCTATTTACATTGGTCTCTAAATTATAGTTACCACTATAAGTAATATCAGCAAATCTATCTACCTCAGCATACTCTTGCTCGGATACAGTTGTTACTCTTTCTCCTAAATTAAAAGTTCTACCTACGATAGAGTCTCTAATCTTATAGCTTTCAGCACCATTTCCAAAAGAAAAGCAATTAAAAAATTCTGTGTCAATAATTGCAGGAATATTTAGTGAAATATCTTGATTCTGAACATTTCCTAAATGATTTCCATTTTCATCAATTTCAAAAGATAAATTATTTTCAAAGAAAAGGTCAGGTAAAGCATCTTGAGGCTGAGTCTCAAAAACTATTAAGTCAATTGCTCTAAAAACTTCTATATCGGCAATAACATAATAGCTTCTTGATGTTGGATACCCAATTCCTGTACAGCTTTTCCCTGAAGACATTTGTAGTGTCAATTTATTGGTAACAGGGTCTCTGTAAAACTGAAGATACATTATCTCAAAATCATTTTGAGTAAGTATTCCGTTAGCAGTTATGTATTCTAATTCTGTAGTTCCATCTATAGATGTTCCTGTATCTAATAATGCAGGAATATTATCTCCGACCCACCAATCTGAAAAATTATCATAATCAGCAGATACAGTTATTCTTCTCTCAAACTTATACCCTCTTTGCTCACAAGCACTTCCAACGCCCGCTCTACTCCAATTTAAGTTCAAATTTATAATACTTCCTGCAGGAATGCTATAGTCTTCATATTCCCAAAGAGGATTTAAAGGGTCAAAACCTGCACCTTGATTAATATTTACTACATAATTTAATTGAGTAAAATTACCTCCTCTTTTTGCTCTAGCTTCTTCTTTACCTAAAGCTACAACAGCATTAGGGTCAAGAACTACAGAAAAGCTATTCGGATTTATTTTCATATAAACTCCTGCAGGAACCACCACATCTTCAATAGGCACTATAAACCCTGATGGTTGACTTTCCTTTTCAAGCACAGTTGCGTATGCACAATCAAGCCTAGGACCACTTGTATCTGACTTAACGATTAATCTGTCTCCTACTTCTACTTTTTGAGCATTTTCTCCCTCTAAATAAAAGAAAACAGAATTGGTGTTAGGGTCTGTAAAAAACAAGTTTGAGTATATAGTCTCATAATTTTCTTCATCAGGCTTGATTACAAACTTATACCTTTTAGCCCAAAATGGAGCTCTTTGAGTTGTTGGTATTGTAACCTGAATAGAGTTTTGATTAGCAGATAATCCACAAGGGATATGAATCGCATTATTTGGGCTTACTAAAGCTGTTGACGCTCTATTAAACTCATCCATATATACAATTCCTATCTCATAACCTCTATTGCTATGTAAACTTCTTGGGTTACCTATTTCTTGAAAAACAGCATCTGCAAAAGTTATACTATAATATTCATATACAAAACCCGTTGGAGTAACAAGGTCGTCAACATATTGCATAGCACATATTTGAAAACCTATTTCAGAACTTGCAGGGGATGTAATTATTGCTATTGGTTGGTCTATTGATGATATACCACTTGCTGTTTTTTGCAACGCATCTAAATTATTTGGAAGCTGACAATTAAAGTTATCTGTGAATGTAATACCATCACATGACGTAGCTACAGGTAATATGTTTGAAGCAACGCCTACCGCTTCTTGAAATTCTGTACTTGTAGCAAGTTCATAAACAGAAGAATAATTTGCATTTAAAAAGAAATCAAAAGATATAGTTATATTGTCCGCGGTTTCTGCAGGAAAAGGTAAAGTTCCTGAAAAATTCTCATGAGTTATTGTTATAGTTAAACTAATAAAAGAACCTGCAACCAAACTTGCGCCTGACAAATCAATAAAAACTACTGAGTTTGGGATAGATAAAGCACCATCAATTTGATAATTTCCCGAACTTGTCGAGTCGGGAACTTCTGTTGTTCCAATTACCGTAGATATTAATGATGCGCTATATTCTAATCTTGTAGGCTGTTTGTTAATATCAACAAGGTTATATCCTTCAACGTAATTTCCGTACATAAGTCTATTGCCCATAATAGTTTGAGCTTTAGCGAATCTTGGAACATTATCGTAAAGTCTTAGTATTTCTGCCTCGTTTAAAACGGTAAATATTTTGCTATTATTAAATGAATACTGCTCAACCTGATTGTCTGCAAGACCTAATGTTGACTTGTTTAGTTTTTCAATTAACTTTATAACATTATTATTTGATTGCTTAAACAATAAATCTATTCCAATCACTAAAGGACCTCCTGTGTTGTAGTTTATTATTGCAGTATTCGCAAAGTTAGTCATGCCTTCATTTAACATACTGTTAATGCTAAACTCAAAAGGATTAGGAATAAAAGCAACATCAGACCACTGAGACGTAGCTGAATACTCTCCATTTTCATATTCGTATCTATAAGCAAAACAGATAAATCTATCCTCTAAATAATTCTCTTGCCCTCCCGTTGTTATTAATTGAACTTGAGGAGCTTCAATAGGCGGCTTTTTAATAACGAGAATAGACTCTTTTGAAAGTTGGTCTATGTTTAAAATAGGATTACCATAGTTTTTATTGATATTTATTTCTCTTGGAGGATTAAAATCGTCAGTAAAAAATATTAAATCCTCTACCATATCAACTCCTGTTATTAAATAATCAGGGTTAAAATTCAAAGTAGTATTTACCCCGTCTCCATCATCTATACTTATTATGTGATAAGTAAGAATATTGGTAAGAACATTGAATGAAACAATCAAGTCAAGTTTTCCCGTTGCTCCTATAGTGAAATTTGGGTCATGCACAAACCAATAAATAGTCTCTCTAGCACTATCTTGCAAAGCACCTATACATTTTGCATTAATACTTAATGGCGTTCCATCAATGTACGCCAATGATGTCAAGGGCGTATTGCCCTTTGTGTTAGAAATAACTCCAACCTCAGAATTTTCAGTTGAACCCATTCTAATGTTCATAGCATCAACATATTCTCCTTCAGGAAGCAATCGTTCATCAACGACTTTATTCATTCTTCCTGCTATAAAATTTCTAGTTAAGTTTGCCATACTATTTAATTATCTTGTCCATTCCTCTTAAATTCATAAGTAATCTACCCGGATGAATATTACTTATTCTGATTTTTGCATTTCTAAATAAAGCTGTTTTTTCTTTTCTTGCACGAGAAACTATATACTCTTGAACTCCAAGCTTTGAATTTAGTATCTCGTATGTAATGTAGGCATAAATGTATTTTTCAAACAGCTTATTTACAGAAATCGTAGAATCATCTCCGCCCTCCATTCCATCAGAAACATACTCTAAAATACAAGATTCTCCCGACATACTTGAATCAAAATTTATAACACCTGCTTTTTTGTCAATATTAAAAGTAGGGTTAAAATTAGCAGTTTCTGTATTTAATCCAAATCTTGTTTCAAAAAACCAAAATCCATTTTCACACCAACCTTCGTATCCATCAAATTGATGTCCATGGTTTAAGTAAATACTTTTTTTCTTTTTAGTAAGTCTATCAAAATCTATGTTTGAATATTGAGGCTCAAGAATGTTTCCATTTTGGTCAAAAAGTATGTTTCCTTGATTATCCTGAAGATATGCTTTTGAAGATAATGTCTGAATGTTTTCAGTCAATGGTCTCAACCAACCATTTTTGTATAAAGAAATACGAACCCAATTCACATAGTCTGACGGAAGCACGTATCTTAAAGAGTCAGCAACACTAAGCTCTAAAACTTTGATTTCTTTAAATGCGTCATAATTTAATTCTTGAATAGCACGTTTTGCGTGAAATAAAATCTTATAACGCTCTTCATTGTTTACTAATGAATGATTTCCTGAGTACATTAAAGAATAGTTATTTACTATGTCTTCAAGACTTACATATTGATAAGAACCCCAATTTACATCTTGAGGCTGATTGCCATTATTGTCGTAGTATTCGTATTGTGATAAGTATGCCATTTTTATTGTTGATTTTGTTGATTTTGCTGACCTATTGCGAATGCAGCTACCTCAGTCTCCCTAATTGAAATTCCACAGTATTGAAGTATCTTCATAACCAATGTATAATTATCTTCTTCAGGAAGCTCAAAGTCTTGATAATCAGGCTGCGATTGGTCAAAGACCGGCTCCCCATTTGCTAATGTAATAAAGGTCCACTTTGGCGGCAACGGGTGTCTAAAATAAACACACTCAACTTTTCCTTTTGCATTTATGGTTTCAGGAAATGCTTTAATAATATTACCTTCTAATGTGTAAACCGGGAATATGTTATTGGGTCTTGTTAGTAGTGAGTTGTTCAAAGATGTTATTTTGCCCACGCTAACTTTTTCAGCTTCTTTTGCTGCTTTTGAATAGATAATATAATTCTGACCCGGTACAAAAATATTTGAGTTTAAAATCAAGGTTGTGTCTGAAACTATCTGTGTAATAGTAGATATATCTCCTGTATTTTCATTCACAACAACATCTCCTACTGTTAACCCATCAGATAAAAATGTTGCTGTAGAGTCTACAAGTCCATTATTCAAAAGATTTGTAGTTAATCCTGATGCTAAAGTTTTTGTATGGTAAAGCATCTTTAATATATAGTAAGATGTATCTCCCGTAGTTGTAACAGAAGGAGCAAAGAAAAAATTACCTGCGCTATTAGATAAAAATTTAGTAACTAAAAACGTTTCCATGGTTTCAGCAATAGGACCTTCAATTTCAGCATAATCACTTCCTGCCATACGAGCATTTTCCATGTTTATTGCCTTATTGTAATTGCTAAAATAATCTTCAAATATTTCCATTTGAGCATTTGTAGCAAATAAATTAAAGTCTGATGGAGATATGTATCCGTAATTGTTTTTATTCAAAACAGATAACACCGTATTTCTAACTTCGTTTATCATATCAAAAATAGTTTTTACAAATATACATAAAAAAAAAGACACATTATATGTCCTTTTTCTTAATAATAAAATATGCAAAGTATTGCTACTCAGATAGAATGGTTTCTATCATTTTTAATGCATCTATTCCTTCATCACTCTGCAAATAATCTAC